GGAAGAGCCAGTGTTACAGTTACATTATCTATAGGAACAGAAATATTATCACAATCAGATTTAACTATGACCGACACAGGTATTGGTAGTGCTGGTATGACACCTTCAAAAGGTGCGATAAAAACCAATTTTTGGTTTAACTTTAATGATATAAACTAGACTTGACTTTTTTAAAGTCTTGTGATATATTAATACATTATGAAATACAATGAAGATAAAATATTAAAAGAAATCGGTGATTATATAAAATCAACATACGGTCAACACTATTCAAGTGGTAAAGACGGTTTTCAAGTACAAGATTTATTTAAAACACTAGGTATTGGAAAAGATTTTTGTCAAGCCAACGCAATTAAATATTTGTGTAGGTACGGTAAAAAGAACGGTCATAACAGAGCAGACTTGCTAAAAGCAGTACACTATGTTATATTATTATTAAACTATGATAAGGAGAATGTGAAATGAACCTAAGCACAGACACAATATCTGTACTAAAAAACTTTTCAGACATCAATCAAAACATTTTGATTAAACCTGGAAATAAAGTACAGACAATTTCTACAATGAAGAACATTTTAGCCGAGGCTGAAATAACAGAAAAATTTGATAGTGAATTTGCTATCTATGATTTACCTGAATTTTTAAGATCAGTTGAATTATTTGAAGCACCAGAATTAAAATTTAATGGTGGATCAAATGTAACAATTGCTGATAGTAAAACTAAACAGGCAGTAAAGTATTTCTTTGCTGATAAATCAGTTATTGTCGCACCTAAAAAACAAATTAATATGCCAGACAAATATGTAACTTTTACATTAAAAAAAGATTTGTTTGCTAAATTAATGAAAGGTGCTACTACACTTAATTTACCAGATATTGCCGTAAAAGGTGATGGTAATAAAATCAAAATAGTTGCTACAGATAAAAAGAATAAATCATCTAACGAATATTCGCTTGATATAGGCGAAACAGATAAGAAGTTTACAGCTTTCTTTAAGGCTGAAAACTTTAAACAAGTTGTTGATGATTATGACGTGGCAATTTCTGAACAAAAAATATCTCATTTTGTAAACAGAAATAAATCAGTACAGTATTGGATCGCATTAGAACCTGATTCGGAGTTTTAGTATGTCCGAGGTATATAAACTCGAAGACGGTACTGAATACAAATCAGACGACTATATCAAAGTAGAAACCAGAGAGTATCATCAAACTACACATTATCTTAATAGACAGATTGCTGTTGAAGATATAATTAATGAGTTTGGTGATCTACCTACCTTTGAAAAAGGTTTATACTTTGATTGGTCTACCTATCAAAATGCTAGTGATGAAGATAAAGAACTAGCAGATAAAGTTCAAACATTTGTTGACGAACACGATTATGACCGTGAAGAAGATTGTTGGACAATGAATAAAGGTGGTTATGATGTTGATAGTGAAATCGTAAATGAATTTACAATTGAATCTAAATGAGTTTATTTGTAGATGAAGAAATAAAACCTAAAAAAACTATCAGAATTTTAGTCTATCCTAACATTACGTTTGGTAAAGATTTAGAAAAAGATAGTTATATACAAGTCATTAAAAAACAAATATCTCTTTTAAATTCTATTAGAGATGACTTATGGTTTTATTTGATATTGCCTAAACCTGTTTCTTCATTGATGTTTGAGAATGTTACACAATTTTATGTGGATATTCCTACACACCCACCAACAATGAGAGTACATTTTGATACACAAATGATTAAACAAATTGTATCAAAAGAATTAGATTTTGATTTAGTAATGTCACATTTACCAGAACATACAACTAATTTAAAAAATGTTTTATTAAATGTCACTCATCACGTACCACAATTTTTTGGTTATTGTCATTGGTTTGATTTAAAAAATGTTGTTACTTGGCCAGCAAATGCTTTTAGAAATAATATTTTAGGTATTTTAGAAATGGACAGATGTTATTTAAATACTTCATCACAAAGAAAATTAGTATTAGATGAGGCAAAAGAAATATTTAATGATAAGACTATTATTAAATTAGAAAACATTTTAAAAGTACAACATTTAGGTGTTGATAAAAAAGATATTGTAAAAGAAATCAATACTAAACCAGAAAAAATAATTGTGTTCAATCATAGACCAGACACATATAAACATTATAAAGAATTTTTAAAAGTCACTGATAAACTTTATCAACAAAGGCAAGATTTTAAAGTTTGGGTTCCTCTTGCCAAAAAACCTGATAGAGATTATATCATTGTAGATAAAGGCGATAAAGAATTTTATTATAAGTTTTTACAAAAGTGTTGTGTAGGATATTCTCCTAAACAATCATATGGTGGCTGGTCTGTGGCAACTACAGATGGTATGATGAATGGCGTACCTTACATTATGTACAACGCAGATTATTATAGAGAATTGTATGATGAAGGTAAGTTTATAGATACAGATGAAGAATTACTTTCAGAATTTAATTTACATTTAGACAATACAGATTTAAGAAATGACTATGCTAACGAATCACTTAATCATATTAAACATAATTTAGTTTTTAAAGACGAGGTTAAAAGTATGAGTGCTTACATTGATGGTCTAATTCAGTGTGTAGGTAAAATGAGTGAAAGTGAGGCAGTACAAAGAATTACTAAATGGATTAAAGACGAAAAACGTTTGACTAAAAAAGAAATTATAAATCGGTTAGGTTGGGGTGTAGGTATAAGATGGACACCATATCGTAGGGCACTATTGACAAATCCTAACATTTATGATAGTATGACAAAAGATCCAACTTATACTTGGATTGATTTAAATTGAGGAGTATATTATATTATGAGTGATTTTTTATGGGTCGAAAAGTATAGACCAAAAAAGATAAGTGATTGTATTCTTACCGAAGAATTAAAAGATACATTTACAAAATTTTTAGAGAAAAAAGAAATACCTAATTTACTATTATCAGGTACAGCAGGCACAGGTAAAACTACTGTGGCTCGTGCTTTATGTGAAGAATTAGGTACAGATTACATTATCATTAACGGTTCAGATGAAGGTAGACAGATTGATACATTAAGAAATAAGATTAAAAATTTTGCTTCTACTGTATCTCTTACTGAAGAAGCTAATCACAAAGTTGTTATTATTGATGAGGCAGATTATATGAACGCTGATAGTGTTCAACCTGCTTTAAGAAATTTTATAGAAACATTTTATAATAATTGTAGATTCATATTTACTTGTAATTACAAGAACAAGATTATTCCAGCACTTCATAGTCGTTGTACAGTAATTGACTTTAAAATTACCAATGGTCAGGTTAGAAAAACTGCTGGTGCTCTTATGAAACGATTAGAAGACGTTTTAAAAGACGAAAATATAGAGTATGACAAAAAAGTGTTAGCAGAGTTAATTCAAAAGTATTATCCAGACTTTAGAAGAACTATCAATGAATTACAAAGATATTCTGTAAGAGGTAAGATTGACAGTGGTATCTTGTTCAGTATTTCTGAAGTCAATCATAAAGAGTTAATGAAGACTTTAAAAGAGAAACGATTTAATGATATGAGAAAATGGGTTGTACAGAATTTAGACAAAGAGCCATCTCACTTGTTTAGAACAATTTATGATTTACTGTATGAAAATTTAGATACCAAATCTATACCTCAAGCGATATTAATTATTGCCGGTTATCAATATAAAGCTGCTTTTGTAGCAGATCAGGAGATAAATATGGTTGCTTGTTTAACAGAAATTATGGCAAGTTGTAAGTTTAAGTAGAGGAGAGAATGGCAAGAAGAACATTATTTAGAACTTTGATAGTAAAGTTGAGAATGTGGTATGCTGATATAAGAGGTCATCACGGCAAACGTTGGGATTATGAACCAGGCGATTACTATATGGGCAGACATAAAAATAAAAAGTAGTTAAGGAGTTTGTTATGTTTTTTATTGAAGACAATGATTTTTTAACGGATCAACAAAAATATTATATTAATAATAAAATATTAAGAGGATCTTTTCCTTATTATTTACAAAATAATACTGTTGGTCCTGACGGTAATAAATTTTTTTCCCATATTTTTTTAGCTAGAGAAGAAGAAAGAGGAAAACCAGAAAAAGATGGTGAGTATCAATTTTGTTCAGATCACGGTCCTTGGGCAAAAAGTTTATTTGACCAATTTTGTGATAAGAATAATATAAAGTATGAAAGAATATTAAGAATATCTAATAATATTACTTTTAAAAATACACAAGATCACTGTCCAATTCATACAGATCATCAATTTTCACATAAACAATTTATATTGTATTTAAATGAACCGAAGGATAAAGAATCAAAAACAGTGATATTAGATAGCACAGAAAAACACATTTTAAAAGAAATATATCCTGAACAATTTAAAGGAGTTGCTTTTGAAGGAACACCTCACTATTATTATTTTCCTAAAGAAGATATTAGAGCAATTATGATAGTAACTTTTGTGATGTAATATGGCATATGAATTAAAAGATTATTTGAACGCAATTAATTTTGACAAGAAACCATTACTGGATAGTGATGATGAAACTTGGACAAAAAAGTATCCACCATTTATAGTGAATAAGTGTCTATCAATGTTTTACGATTGTATAGCACAAGCAAATGAGATGAATGGCTATCACTTCTTGGATAAGAAACTACAATTTCACTTTTACATAAATAGTATAAGAAAAAGAAAGCGATTTGGTGGCAAGTGGTTATCACAAGCCAAATTGAAGAATTTAGAGTATGTAAAAGAGTATTATGGTTATAGTAATGAAAAAGCTAAACAGGCACTCAACATACTAACAGTACAACAAATTGAAGAAATAAAAGAGACCTTGAATAAAGGTGGGAGAAAAAAGAGATGAGTGAAGAAATACAATGGTCGCCTGAAAGTATGTTAGAGGTCACAATCAAACAACCAGACGACTTCTTAAAAATTAGAGAAACCTTAACACGTATCGGTGTTGCTAGTCGTAAAGATAAAACCCTTTATCAATCGTGTCACATTTTACACAAACAAGGTAAATACTTTATAACACACTTTAAAGAACTATTTGCTTTAGACGGCAAGAAAGCTACTTTAGTAGAGAACGATATTCAAAGACGAAACACAATTGCTATTTTATTACAAGATTGGAATTTAATTGATATAACAGATAAAACTAGAGTTGAAAACAAAGCACCTTTAAGTCAAATTAAAGTATTACCTTTTAAAGAAAAAAAAGAATGGAACTTACTAGCAAAATATAACATTGGTAAAAAAATTGAAAACAAAGAAGAAGTTACAGATGAGAAATAAATGCAAGTTCCAAAGTTTAAACAATATATAACCGAAGAAAAAGGTGATAAAAATTTTTTACGTTTGTTAATCGTAACAGACGAACCTGAAGAAGCAAAAACTTTTCACACTGCCGATAGATTAAGGGAAGAATGTGATAAGTTAAAATTTCCTCATTACTTGTTTAAACTAACAGGTGGTTATACCACATATGAAAATGGTGTCCGTAAATTTCATAACAAAGACGACAAAAAAGGTTTTGAAATAGATAAAGATACTGTTGCTGTTATAAGAGGTTCCATTACACGTAGAGATAGTTGGATGGACTTTGTTTCTATTTTAGAACGTGCTATGGTTACTGTTGTAAATGGTCGTAGTACAATTAACGTATGTGCTGACAAATATAGAACTTCTTTAAGACTTGCTGATTATGGTTTAACACAACCTAAATCGATTCTTTTAAACGATCCAGAAAATTCTGTAGAGATTATAAAACAATCTGGTATTAAGTTTCCTTTAATTATGAAAACTTTAAGAGGATCAAAAGGCGTAGGTGTTTTATTTGTAGATACTGAAAAAGGGTTAGATTCAATTGTACAACTTATTCATAAACAAGATGAAGATACAGATTTAATTGTACAAGAATATATAAAAACAGATTATGATGTAAGAGTACATATATTAGGTGGTAAGTTTTTAGGTGCTATGAAACGACCTGTAATTGAAGGTGACTTTAGATCAAATGTATCACAAGGTTCGGAACCTATAAAAATAGAATTAACAGAATTAGAAATAGAAGAAAGTTTAAAAGCTGCTAAAGCTGTTGGTGGTTTATGGACAGCAGTTGATTTTATACCAAGTAAAAATAGAGAAAAAGAACCACCGTT